ATGGGAAGAAGTATTTATTTTACAGATAGAGAATTACAACAGGTTAGAGATTATGTATTTGAGGCAGTAGAAATTTTGGGCGAAGCATCTGAAACATATGAACAAGTAGATAAAGATATGGAAGATGGGTTGGGATCTGCTTTACGGAAATTATATAAAGGATGCAATGGAGAGTCGAAATACGCAAAGTATAAAACAAAACGTGGTTGAAAAATTGCTTTCATTGCAAAGGATGCGAATAATATGACGTATGGAGAAACACAAAAAATCAAACATTTACGAGAAGTGACTTCTGTTATGGTTGAGGAATCATCAAATGGAATTGAATGTACTAAAAATAGATTTGGAAACAAAACTATGGATGGCTGCAAAAATGTAACTTTTGAAAAGATTGAGCTATCGAAAATTGACAATGATATTCCTCATATAAGAAGAGAATATTATGGGAGAAATCTGTGGGTAATGTTATGAGATTAAGGGAGCTGATTACGTGAAAAGAATTAAAATGAAAAATAATACAACAAAATTTGTATGGGATGGAGATCACTGTATAGATAAATATACAGAGTTTATAGAACAGTATTATTATGATTCAGAAAAAGAAAAGATGGAACATAAAAAAGAAATGGAATCAGATGGTTGGAATGATTCTGGTCAAGTTATGGAAATGATAAGCGGTTCTTTAATGCCAGGAGCTAAAAATCCTCCGGTGCATGTCTGGTTTGGAAGTTATTATAAGACAATTAGAGAATAAAATGAAAGATTGTTTTCAAGGTAGGTGAGAATATGAATTATAATAATTTACTGAAAGAAAAAGGATTTATTTTAAATACTTATCCAGAAGGAAAATTCTGGGAATTAGTTATAACAAAAGATGAAAATAAAAAAGAACATATTTGTAAAGTATTTGAAGCAGATATTGAATTGTTTAATTCTAATATAACAGATATTGATACGCTTATATTACAGTGTGCAGAAGATTTTACAAAATGTCTTTTCTATTATGATTGTAACCCATTTGATATGGAAACTAAAACATTTATGAAATGTGTTGAGAATATATAGGTAACTGAAAATTGTTTTCATTGGGGTTCTAATACGAATATGAAAAGAGAATAATTAATATGGTTCACGTATCATTTGATGTAGTGGATAACTTTTATCCACGAATTCCGATGTATCAGATTACAAATGAAAACAATTCCATCAAAAGAATATGTGTTACAAATTCTATACGAAATTCCTTGGAAGATGTTCCAGGATCATATAGAATTTTACACAACATGCAGAAATTAAAATTGCCATTAATCATTCATGCATATTATATGGTTTCAAAAAGTTTTTTTATTTCTGATGAAATACACAAATATGTTCCTGATGCAAACACAACAAAAGAAATTTGGATTCTTGACAAACCTAATACTGTTAGGCGGATAGATTATGAAATAGTTGATCCAGATTTTATTATGTGCGATGGAATGATTCTGTTAATGAATTATAAATTAAAAAGAGTGAAATTCCAGGATAATGTAATGAATTTGTTTAACAGTATTGATTGTGGTAATTTATCGGAATTATGTGACATTATAAAAGAAATTGGATATGGGAAGTTTATTTATGAATTTGGTGATATACTGATACAAAGGAAAGGAGGTAAACACTTATGATTATGAGTTTTAAAGATGCACAGAATTATAAGGAGTATGCAGATTCTACAGACGACCTGATTAAAAAGTGTGAGGATATTGTTAACAATCTTACTCCGGAAGAGGCAAATGCAAAATGTAACTGTATTATTCAGTTCGGTGATCGTATAATAACAAATAAAGAACATTACGAAGACTATGTGCGATATGTAAAAGATGCTGTAAAAGGAGCAAAACGCCAA